GGCATGAATTTTGCACCAGGAACTTCAAATGTAAAATAGTCTGAAAGTTCTTGATAAACGTGAAGATCTGATTGTATAGTGACGTATACTTCGTTTTTCTTTTTGATAATCAAATTTGTCATGTATTATAACCAGCAGTAAATTTGTGCCATTCGATTGAATTTTTGATTTGATAACTTCTATTGAAGATTTGTTTGATAATACTTTCCAAGTAACTAATCATTACATCATAATATTCCATTTTCAATACAATCTCAGAAAGTTTTTCATCAGCATCTAAGTATTTTTGTAGAGTTTCTTTATCTCTAATTTTTTTAGGAAAAGGATTTTCTATGTACACTTCTGGATCTGCTTTTCCAGTGTAGTATTCATATCTTTCATGGCGAATGTTTTTTTCCTGTTGTTTTGCTCTTGCTCTTAGTAGTATTAAGTTATTTAAAATGTCATAATATTTTGCATGTAACTGAGATACTTGAATTGATTCATTGTGTATCTCATCAATGTCGATGTGAGAATCTTTTTCCCACATTTTTTGAATTGTTTCCAAATCCATAATCATAATTAAAAATCAGTATCTAGATGGTCCGTTGTCTAATCTGTGTCCTTGTGAATCTTGAATTTCGTATCCAGAATATTTAAATGATGCCGTTGCTGTAAAATAATTATAATCTCTATTTGTAGCATCAAATTCCAGTGTTGAAAGAGAAACTGGAAATAAGTTTTTAAATTTAATTTGTCTATTAACTCTATAATTGCTATTTAAAATCTGCAGAGTTGCATCGGAGTATTCTGCAAATTTTTGATAAGAATCGTTTGGAGTTACTGGTCTTTTGATTGGATCTAAATCTTTGAGATTTGCAAATTGCTCTAGAGTCTCTGGATAAGCAAGACCAATAATCCAATTATAAATTTGGAGATAGTTCTCCATGTTTTCATCAATGAGAAAACGAAGTGTGAGATCTTCAAAAATTGCTTTATCTCCAGGAACTGGAATGTCTCTCAAGTAAGATGGTTGCTGTGCTGTTCCCATGCTAATTGAAGGGATCATTGCAGTTTGGCACAGAAAATCTACCTTTGGAATTTTTGTAAGAATAAACTTAAATCCAATAGGGGAAAGAAAATTTCTATTCGAAACCTGACTCAAAAATGGTGATTCTGACATTATCTAAAATAATTCCTTTAACTATATTTATTCATAAAAAAAGGGTCCCGTTTGGGACCCTCACTGAACTATGTGAAATGAATCACATCAGGTTGGTAACAGAAACTCTTCTGTAGTAGCGGTTGCTATTAACAGTCAGAGTGCCAGAACCTTGGGTAGTACCCTGCGAGAATGGGTTCTCAACCATTCCGTAACGGGTCTTGAAGCCGATCTTAGGCTGGAATGTGTTCTCACCAACGGCACGAACCATTTGGAGAGGAACATAAGGACAGTAGAAGAGACCAGCATCATAAGGTGAAGAACCCTTATAACCGATAACGTAGTACTGAGTTGCAGCAACGTTTGCCGAATAAGGATCAATGTAGACTCTGTACTTACCATTGATAACACCAGCAAAGGTATTGCCAGTATCGTCAACATTCAGGTTAGCATTGAGTGCAGGGGTGTAATCGAGAACACCAGCCATGGTCAGTGCTGAAGCAACGTCAGCAGAGCACAGGATGATGTTACCCTTTCCTCTACGAGTTCTCTGTGCAATTGCGTTTGCATCACGCTCGATTTGGAAGAGCAGACCCTTGAACTTCTCAACCGACCAACGACCGTTGGAGTCAACGTCAAGGTTGAAAGTACCAGCAGTTTGGGTATTGACTTGAGCACCAGTTTCAGCAACCTTATAGATGGTTCTGATAACTTCGCGGTTGATCTCAGCCAGAATCTCAGTTGAGAGAATGTTAGCCAGTTCTGCTTCAGCATTCAGACCATGAATTGCCTTGAGGTCTTGTGCCAGTTCCAGTGAGTACTCAGCTTTCAGTGCGCGTGACTTTGCAGTAACGGTAACTTTCTCGATTGAGAAAGCCATTTCGTTGAATGCTGAACCACCAACTGAACCAAGGTTTTCTGCCTCATCAGTTCTCATGCCTTCGCCAACGCTGTAAGCAGCTTGAGTGGCGTTAGTAGAAGGATTCAGAAGACCAGGGTTTGAACCACCTTGACCAGTTGTACCCAGACCAACAGCAGCATTGACCATACCTGCGCTGGTTGAACCCATTGCACCGTTGGTAGTACCGATACCTGAGAATGCAGTGTCAACTTCGTTGAACAGTGCTTCAGTACCAGACTGATTGGTGTAACGTGAACGCATTGCAAAGATCAGACCAGTAGGAGCGTTCATTGGTTGAACACCAGCCAGATCATAAGCAACCAGATTAGGCATTGAACGTCTGATCAGAGAGATCAGAACAGGGTCAAAACCAGCAACTGGACCAGTTGCACTTGCATTAGCACTAAAACCAGCATTAGCGCCAGTATTTGTGCTAACAGTTGGAGCTTCGGAGAGGAATGCTCTCTCTTCACGAAGGAATCTTTCTTGGTTCTCTAACAGGACAGCGGTTACGGCTCTACGATGGGGATCCTTGATGTGATCCAGACCATTATGGTCTAAGAGTGGTGCCCACTTTTCCTGCAGATGTTCTGCGTTGAACATTTGCGTTTACCTCTTTTTTGTGTTTTGGGTGTTTACGATTTATAATATTTAAATCACTTTTGAACTGATTTGGAAAGCACATTAACGTATGCACTCATTGCGTCAGAATAATCTACGCCAGGTTGTGCGGATTCGTTAAGGGTTTCGGTTTCACTTCTGTATGGAGCAGCTTGTTGGAAGTATGATTCTCTCAATACTGCAAGCTTCTCTCTATAAGACTCTTCACTCTCAAACTCAACACTTTCGGCAAGTGAAGCAAGCTTCTCTTTCTGAGTAATCGTCAGACCCTCAGAAACATCAAACAGGATTCCATCTGCAACCGACTCTGCGAGACGCTTGTTTAGGAAAATGTTTTTCTCAATCTGCTCGTTGAGTTTTGTCTCCATTTCGTCAAGTTTATTTGCCATATTCTCAACAACATCATATTTATCTTCAGGGATTGATACATAATTTTCTTCAAAAAGTCCCTTGAGTCCATCAAGGAACGATTCTGTAAGTTCTGACTTGAGACCTTTCTCGATTGCCAGAACATTTTCGTTAAACCATTCATCAGCAACATACTCAAGGTAAGAATCTACTCTCTCAATTAACTCTTCTTTGAGGACTTCAACTTCCTCAACAAGTCTTGCTTCATAATGTACTTCAAAAGCTTCTCTCATTTCAATAACTTTTGACTTGAGAGCAGCTTCAAAAATAGTTTTTGCTTTATCTTTGAAACCTTCGGAAAGTTCTTCACCTACGAGAAGAGCATTGACATCATCTTCGATGTCAACATTATCGTTGATTTCTGGAAGTGCTTCTTCTTCGAAGACTTCTTCCTCTTCAACTTCTTCGTACTCTTCTTCGGTTTCAAGTGCTTCCTCTTCAACCTCTTCATACTCTTCTTTTGCTACCTTTTTAGCAGCAACGAGAGAAACTTTCTTGAGACCTGCACCAGCATCCTTCAGCTTTGCTGAATCGTCATCTGGTCTGTAATTTGATGGATCAGGACCACCTAAATCCTCATAACTGACACCAGCCATAGTTTGCATTGGAGCTGGAGCACTTGCCGATGCATTCACTGCGGACTTGGATTGAACAGTGCCTACTTCCATTTCTTGTAAGTTTTTACCACGGGACATTTGAACTCTCCGATTTTACCTGTTAAAATCTATATTTATTTATAATTTAAAGATTTGCAAGGAAGTCATTGAACAGATTCAATTTCTGTTCATCCAAGCGTTTTTGATCAACTAATGTATTTATCCTTTTATATGTTCTCTCTGCAATTCTTTCACGAAGAATTCCATTGTCCCAAACCCAATCTTTACCTTCCATAATTCCAGATACGAATGCATCAGGAGCAGATGGGTCAGCAACAATGTCAGCAGCAGTAGCAAGAGTAAAATCCTCTCCTACCATACTGTAACCTTCATTACTTTGACGCAAAGAACCAACTCCACGAGAAGAAACTCCGAGTTTTACACCTTCACTTAAAAGTGACGATGCAATTTTACCCATTGGAGTTGATTCGAGAATCTTTGCTTTTCCAATGTAGTTGTTTCCTTCTTGACGAAGAGAAACAATCTTATGAGAAACACGGTCAAGATTGACGGTAGGACCATCAGGATGACCGAGTTCTCCTAAAGCACGACCTTTTTGAATAAAGTTTTCATTGTATCTTCCCACTTCGCGGGACAATACATTCATAGGATACATTCTACCATTACGGTTGCAAATGTTTCCTTGAAGAAAAACTCCTTCAATGTACAAGGATTTTTTACCGTTGCGATTCTCAACGATAACTTCTACATTTTCAATTTCTTCTGTGATTAGTTTAATTGTTTTTTCCGCCAGCTCAATATGTTTTATTTATGTATTTAACCACCTGCAATTTGAACTTCTGAAACGTGAAGATTCGTTGCAGTGCCTGCAGCAATTGCGGAAATTCTTACGCTTCTTGCTACAGTTGCATTTGTAATACCAATTCCTGTAATTGATGCACTATTAAATGCGATAGTAATTGAATTGTCAGTAGCAGCAGTTACTTGATTGTGTGATGTGTTAAATCCTGCAGCACTTGTATTCTCAATGGTTACATAATCACCAACTACAAATGGATTACCAGCATTTTCTTGGAAAGTAATTAATGTAGTTGTTCCAGTAGTTGCAGACCCAATTCTCTGTCTTGCGACTCTTTCTTTAATCAATTCTGGTTGATTTGGACTTACATAAAAACCATTTGTAGTTGCAACTGGAGTTTCTCCAATTTGAATGTGGCAACCAGTAGATGCCGCAGAAACTCTCAAAATTCCACTTTGCAGTGTAATTCCATTTGTTGTTGCAGCTGTTCCAGTAACAGCCAATGTATTCACAATTTGAACAATTTTTAAAACCGACATTGCTATTAATACCTTTTATATGTTATTTATAAATTTATATTTACCTACTAATCTCTTCCCAATCCAGAGAAGCATGAATATCGGCATTAGCACTTGCAGAAGCTACTAGTGTGAGTTCATAAGGAGTTCCAGTTAATCCATCTCTTTCCAACTGGAATTTAAAGAGTGCTTCTTTAAGAATATCTACAGGAACAGCACTTTGTTGAGTTGAGTTGAAATATCCACTTGCTAAAACTCTTCCACCAGTAACTGATCCACCATCAATCTTGTATTCAACAGCACTATCAGCACCAGCACTTGTCCAAACTCCTCCAGATGTGGTGGCACTTGCTCTCACTTGCCAATTATAAATTCCATTATTTGTAATACCAAGCATTGAAACTGCAGTTAAAATTACAATAGCATCCAAACGATTTGGAGATGACTTAAGACGAATTGAAATAACTGGATAATAAGTTCCTGCAGGTAATGGTAAATTAACTGGACTTGTAACTGCGGTTCCTACTGCTTGCTGTAAACCACGAAGTTCATAACCACCTTCTGAAATTACAGTAGAACAAACTTGTTTTAATGTACTTGAACTTGTAGTTACTCCAGTATTAGAAATCTCGTATCTTATAGGTAATGATGC